GAGAACTCAACTATATTCTTTGCTACTAAAGGTACTAATAAACTGTATGGATTTAGATATTATTCAACAGGAGAAAGACGAGTACAACAAGCTTGGTTTGAATGGGAGTTAAGTGGAACTATACAACATATAGCTATGCTTGATGATTCGTTGTATGCAGTGGTTAAGAATAGCAGTACATATACAATGCAGAAGTTCAGCATCAAGCTAGACGATAACTCTCATACGATTGTTGAAGATGAGACTTATAGGGTTCACTTAGATAATTCAAAAACATTTCCTCATACCAGTTTGACGTATGTAGCAGATGGTCACTATACAAAGTTCAATCATACTGCAGCTAACTTTAGTGGTTCAGGACAGTTATATGCTGTTGCTGTATCTACGGGATCAGATAAAGACTTTAATGGATTACTAGCACCAGTTAGTACATTCGATGATAACGGTACAACTAAGGTAAAACTTCCTGGTAATTGGACTACAACTGATAACAACAAAGCATTCAATGTTGTATTAGGTTATGACTTTGATATGGAAGTTGAGTTTCCAACTATCTATGTAGGTAGTAAAGAAGGAGAAAGCTATCGTTCTGATATACAAGCCTCTTTAATTCTACAAAGAACTAAGTTAAGTCTTGGTCCTAGTGGTGTATATAAGGTAACTCTAAAACGAATAGGTAAACCAGAATATTCTGAGACCTATGAATCAGTTAAGGCTGATACATATACAGCTAACACCGCTGGTATAGATGGTGAGCAAGTAGTCAATATACCGATATATGAAAAGAACACTAACTTAACACTATTGCTTAATTCAAAACACCCCTCTCCAGCCACATTGTACTCAATGAACTGGGAAGGAAACTATTCAAATAGATATTATAAACGTGTCTAAATTCATTCACCCCATTACGTTAGAGGCTGCCAAAGAGGTGGCTTCTAACCTACGTCCAGAAGACCATAGAGAGGTCCAAGAGGGTCATGGACATGATCCTATAGTACACGTACCTTCGGGTGCTCTCATTGGTGATTCAGTGTATTTCACGGTTCCTGACGGTCGATTAGCAGGTCTAGCTGGAGTACATGGAAACGGACAAATATGGATGTTATGCACACCCGCAATCCATAAGTATCCAATAACGTTCGCTAGAGAAGCGAGACGATTTATAGAAAGCAGAACAGAGAAGTTGCTGTGGAATGTTGTGGATGAACGCAACACNGTCCATTTGAAGTTACTTCGATTCTTAGGGTTTAAGTTTCTTAGGAGACTGAAGTATGGACCCAANAATTTATCCTTTATAGAGTTTGCCCGTGTGCAGTCCAGCAGCGATAGGTCCGGCAGTAGGAGCCATAGGCTCAGCCATGTCAGCGCAAGCCGCTAATAAAGCAGCAAAGCGTAACTATGCCCATCAATTAAAAGTAAGAGAAAGGAAGTGGATGCAAACCACATCCCTTTATAAGACGAAGAAAGTACAATTCGAACAGGAAGTAGACTTAGCTAATATTGCAGCTCAGCGTGCTTACTCCAGAACACAGCAACAGTTAAATAATGCACAAGCTATGGCAATTCTTGAGAACCAAGAGGACTTTAAGAAGATGCTACAAGCAGAAGGTCAGGTGGAAGCTTCTGCTGCTGAGAGGGGAGTAGGAGGTAGAAGTCTAGCCAGAGCACTTGTAATGAATAAAGGTAGCTATGGCGTAAGTCAAGCCCTTAGATCTAGAGGTTTAGCTATGGCTGGTTATGCAGCTAAGGAGTCTAATGAGAATGTAAATAGGCAGCTTAAGTCCACATTAAATAGATCATTCGGTAGGGTTGCTATTCAACCAGTGGAAGATGTAGCACCACCAGCACCTGTCCTGCAGAACGTGGGAATGACATTAATGCTTGGCATGGGTCAGGCATTAGGTGCAGGTATAGAAGGTATGGGTAGTAATGATGCTGGCAATGCTTATCAATCAACTACAAAATCAACTAGTTATAAAGATGTAGGCACAAGCTTAGGCTATGGGGCTGATACGTCCTATACAGGTATGCCCTCTAATCCCATAGGTTATTCAGGTTATTCAAGACCATCACCAAGTTCTAATACATTTGGTAGTACACCTTTTTTAAATAACTTCGCATGGTAATACCCCAATATCAAATACGTGGTGAGTCTCTAACGCCCGAAGAAATAGTAGACGTCGTACCTGAAATGGAAGCGTCCAATCGTGCTATTCAACAATCAGAAGAGAAGTATCTTAATCAACTAGAACAGAACAACGCAGATAGCGTTCGGAATACAGAGAAGATGTGGGGTCAATTAGGAACCCTATCTGAAACAATTCAAGGAATAGTACAAAAGAAACAAGATAAACATAGAGAAGATAGAGCTGCTGTCATAGCGTTTGAGATGCTCACTCAAGGAGTANGTCCAGAATTAGAAGCTCACTTCCGAGGTGAACGAGATCTNCTATTTGATGACTCTTTAAAAGCTGAAGAGTTTGCAACTAAGTATGAGGCTGAAACTGGAGATAGCATCACAGCTAATGAGTTCAGGAACATGGCTGGATGGGAGAAGTATATTGTTGCTGAACAGTATGCTTTACAGAAAGCTAAAGGTTATAACGAGTATGTCTATCAGGCTTACGAGACTGAGACTATTGACGTCATACGAGATGGGAAAGAAGTTAAGTTAAAACATACTGATGACCTTTCCCCTGCTGAACAAGCTGCATTAGATGAGAAGATCAAGTTCAATTATGCTAGGCAGTTTGCAGGTTTAAATGAAGCTCTGGTAGCTACTGTCGTTAAACCTGAGATAGATAAATATGATGCAAACAGGAGAAAGCAACAAGCTCAAGCTAGAGAAAATGCGTATCAATTACAGATAAAGGAAAGTGATAGAAGAGCAGTTGAAACTGGTTTTGTTACAGCTAACCCTGCTGATGGTTATGCTAACTCTCATAAATTTGCAGCTAGGTATGCAGCTAGAAATGGAACAACATTAGCTGTAGGTCGTATTGCTTTTAAGAATCATCTTGTAGAGCTAGTTGGTGAAAATAAGATCACCTATCCAGAAGCTATGTCTATTCTCTTTCATGAGGAAAAGGCTAGAGATGGTTCGATGAAGACGATGACTTCGTGGAAGGAGTGGTCAGATTTACCAGATGAATTAGCCAAAGCTGCTGAGAAAGGAACCCAAGCAAAGAACGATCAAAAACAAGCTGACATAGCTGCTGACTTACAAGTGATTAAATCACAAGAGAATTTAAGTAATCAGCAAAAGATGCAGATGATGGACATCTATCGTCAGAAATATGATGGTTATGTTCCTAGTGAAATACAAGGTGCATTAGCTGGTCACTTAGATGATGATGTTGCTAGAGATATGTTAAAGCAAGCAGCCCGTTATCAAGGTGGAGTATATGATTTCCAGTTGGCTAACGTAAGTACAGACGTTTACAACGAATATAAGGATAAGCTAATTGGTACAAATGCAATGACCCCAGGGTCTGCACAACATAAGAAAGCAGCTAATTATATCAAGGCATATACCAACGAAGGTACAGGTGATCAATTTGGTGAAACAGATGCTAAATCTATTGAGTGGTTAAATCTAAATGACAACTTAACTGAAGCATTTAATGAGGCTTATGACCGTCATTACATGAGGAATGGTCAGGTTGTATCTACTCCAGAGGAATCGTATGACGCTGGCATGAGAGCTGTAGAAGCAATCATTGGTAATGACAGTAAAGTCAGAGAACTTATGAAGTCTGACTACGAAGACGACGGAGACGAAACATACGAACGTAATGTCCGAGTTGCTATGGGTCAAGCTGGTGGTGGGAAGTGGAAGAAGAATAGAATTACTACAAGTAAACAGATAGATGCTGAATTACTTGAGTGGTCTACCTCTCCCTTAAAACAAACAAAAGACTTACCTCAGTACATTAAAGATGTAGCGAGAAGAATAGGTATCAGCCCATTTGACTTAGCACAATCTCAACTGAAGTATCTACAAGAAGACTACAAACCAGAGAAGCCAAAAGAACAAGATCCAAATATATCCAAACTTATCTATTACTATCCAACACCTTCGAGGATTACAAGAGCACGTATCTTTTCTGAATCTCAGGGTGAAGAAACAAACATCTACAACAGCAAAGCTCTAAAAAGAGACGACATGTAACTGCGGTTTACATGCTCTCTAAGGGGCATATTTACTACGGTAACAATGAACGAATTCGAACCATCCCTTGAGATAGGACTCTCAGAGGGTATGTCTGAGGAGGAGACTGCTGCGGCAGTTGCTAACTCTGAAGCAGCAGAAAAAACTAGAGCAGAAATCAGAGCACAAAAGGAATCAGAAGATGCCCAAGCAGAAGTGGATGCAAATCAACAAGACAANCCTGATCTTGGTGATTACGTTAAAGACACTGCTGTTGGCGTCGCTGGTGGTTTACAAGATACAGCTTCCTCACTAATCACATTGCCAGAGAGAGTCATTGACTTCTTCACTGGTGAGATGGGAGAAGAGGCTAAAACAGAAGAAGGTTATCAACCAGAGTGGGATGACTGGTTCGTTAACGACGAGAAACCTATCGAGACNAAGACTTGGTGGGGCGGATTAGTTAGAGGTGTTACTCATGTAGGTACCACCTTGGCAGCCACTGGAGGTTTTGGTGGAGTAGCCGCGAAGGGTGCTTCACTCGGCACAAGGTTAGCTAGTGGTGCTTTAGCTGGTGCAAGGTTTGACCTTGTATCTAAAACATCTCAGGACGATAATATTCAAGGGATGTTGAAAGAGAGATTACCTTGGTTAGATACTCCATTAGCTACTAAAGAAGGCGATCACCCAATGATGAAGACATTTAAGAATGTCGTCGAAGGTATGGGTATTGGTCTTGTATTTGATGGTGTCTATGAAGGTATTAAGTTTGGTATGGACTCCGTAGCTGGAGATCAGATAACTAACTTTGTTAAATCAACTGGAGCCGCCGCCGAATATAAAGGTAAGAAAGTTATCTCTGCTGCTGAAGAGCAGTGGAAGAACAGAAACAAAAGCGTTAAGTATCAGCAAGTTCAGAAAGCAAAAGAACAGTTAAAAACAAAAGCCTACGGTGCTTTTAAGAACAGCAAGATCTCTGATATATGGCAGGGAACTGCTACATCAAATGAAACTGCTAAGAGTATTAGAAAAGGTTTAAACGATATAAAGACGAGGTGGGGTGCTGAAGAAGGTACTGCTGGATCTTTCTTATCTAATGTAGAAGTAGATAACATCGCTCGTAGTTCTAAAGAAGCTAGGAAGACAGTAAGAGCTGTTTTAAGAAAAGCTTATAGTCAGAACAAAATCAGCCAACTAGAAGAAACAGCTAAAAGACAAGGTAAATCTCTAGATGAATTAGTTGAGTTTGATGTAGAACTTTCTCAACGAATCTATGAGGGTAGGAATACATCCGACTTCACCCCTGAAGAATTCTGGGCTGATATAACTAAGCAGAAATTCAAAGCAGAAGGTGATGCCTCCTTTGAATTTGTCAGACCTGAGTTTGCTAATACTATTGATTTAATTAATGGTTCTCTACTAAGTGATATAAGAGCTTTAGGTTTAACTGGAAGAGAGTTAGCAGACGTAGTAGATGTTCGAGATGTAGATGGACCTGCACAGCAATTAGTAGAGAAGTTTATAGCTGGTTTAAGAATCAGAAAACAGATGAAGGCTGAATGGTCTCAGATGGGTAGAGACTTAGACCAACGAGTACCAAGAGTAAAGCTAGATGCAGAAGTAGATGCAGATGTAGGTCAAAGCATCGACGCATTCCGTATGGCTTTAGAAATGGCTCCTGAAGATGGTGGTGATGATTTATTCAAAGCCATATTCGAAGGTATATCCATGGCTAAAGATGTCCATACACTCGACGACTTCGATGCATTCATGCGTCAGAAGTTAAAAGGTGGAACCTTTAAAGGTGGACCAAAACAAACTGGTGCATTAATCAGAGAGATGGGAACTATGTTTACTCATAGTGTCTTGTCTGGACCTAAGACTGCTGTAAGAGCAATCATGGGTACTTCTAGTGCAACCTTTACCAGACCTATGGCTATGGCAATAGGTGGTGCTATGCGTGGTGACTGGGCTACATCCAGAGCTGCGTTAGCTTCGTTGAATGCTATGCGTGAAGCAGTACCAGAATCGTTTGAACTATTTAAACGTAGATTGAATTCTTACTGGGCTGGAGATATATCAACAATGAAGACTAGATATATCGAAAGAACTAAGGCAGATGACCAATGGCAAATGTATGGTCACTGGGCTGAGACTAGAGGTAGTAAATCAGATAAGCTTACATACCGCATGGCTAACTTAGTCAGAGGTGCTAACGATAATAGGTTCTTAACTTATTCAACCAAGCTGATGGCGGCTACTGATGATGCTTTCGGGCTAATCATTGGTAGAGCTAGAGCTAGAGAGAAAGCATTCTTGAAAGCTGCTGATGAACTACCTGATGG